CTGGCACTTGTTGATCATTCCATACACCAAAATATTCTGTAAATTGACTTATATAACGTGTGTCAAACATTGTTCTTGCAACTTTTCTCTTCATCATAAAATAATCATAACAAAATTTAGCTAAATCCTCTGATATTGCTTCTTTGATTATCACGTATTTGTTTTTTTTAAAACTCATGACCCACTACCTCCTGATTGTTTTTGTTGTCTTACAGTGTCAGTAATCATTCTTCGCACAGCTTGTAAATTAAAATGTATAAATCTAAAAGGTTCTATACCATCATCCACTATATATTGGTGTTCCATATACGCTGGGAAAAATATCATTGTACCCGGTTTAGGTTTATAATGTATTTGATGAGTACCAAGTGTAATTTCAGTTTCATTCTTTAATGGTAATTGTGTAATCAGTTTAGCAGGTCGTGGATCGTGAAACACTGGCATTGAAGTTTTGTCAGAACATTTTAAAAAATAAAATCCTGATATGTGATTATCATAATGTATATGGCCTTCATGGTGGCCTCCACCTTTTTCACTAAACTCTTGCACCCAAAATTCAGTCCAAAATAATTCATAATTTCTTAAATCATATCCCATATGATCTAAACAATTCCAAGAAGTTGCACCAATATAATCTTGTAATTCTTTTAAACCAGGATCACCTACTAAAGATGTAGAATGATGACTCATTCCATGATCACCTATTTTTTTACCAAACTTTTTTTCTCTTTCTTTAATATTTTTAACATTATTTTTCTTTGCTTCTTTTATATATTTGTCGCAAATTTTATTTACATTCTCCACCCATTCTGGTATTTCAATAGAATAAACAGGTGAACTAAAATAAACTGAAGCTTGTAATTGATCTGTTTTTGCCATTATCTAAATGGATATCCAAGGTTCCAAATCACCAATGAATATCTTGTTCCTTTCGTAACTGGTTTAACTCTATGCCATACATGAGATGGAAATACTACAATAGAACCACGTTGTTTAATTTCAGCACATTTTCTTACGGTTGGTTTATCAGGATCCATGTTTCTAAAATCAAATTCTAATTCGCCGCCTTCGTAATCTTCTGGAGCTGATAAAGAACATGTAACAGATAATTTTCTAATTTTTCCATGTGTATCTTTATTATCTGCATTTGCATAAGGTGCTTCCCAGCTATCACAATGCCAATCATAAAACTGATCTAATTTATATTTTGTAAATTGACAAGATTCTGAAAAATCCCAATCAAAGTTCCAACCTGCTAATCTATTTGCTTGATGTATGTATGGTTGTATTTCTTTATAAATCCAACGATCATTTAACCATACAATATTTGAATCTCTTTTCTTTTTTAAATCTTTTAAATCTTCATCAGATAAAGGTTTACCTTCATTGATTTTATTTGTTTGGCCACCTGTAAGTGCTAATTGTTCTTGTTGTGCAATTCCATATTTAACTAACTCATCACAAAATCTAGGTGTCAACGCATTTTGAAAATAGTAATAATAATTTTGTAAATTCATTTTTTTATTCTATATTATCATATTTATGTCATTTGTCAAGTAAGTCATTTTAATGTAATATATTTAACTCTATAATATTTGTAAAGTGTAAATTAACTTACTGTCAATGTTCCAGAAACCGTAAATGAAGCCACTTTACAACCTCCAGCTGGTGCCGGTAATGTTGTACTTGTGTTAGTACCTGGACTAACTGTAAATGTTCTAGCGGATGGTGCTCTGACAATAACTATACCTGAACCTCCAGCAGTTCCTGCAATACCACAACCTCCACCTCCACCGCCACCACCTCTATTAACAGTTCCAGCTGTTGGTGAAGTTGGTCCACCTTTTCCTCCGCCACCAGTTCCTCCTGGTGCACCTGATCCTGATTGTGCTCCACCTCCTCCACCACCTGCATATGTTACAGGAGATCCTGAAATACTATTTGCACTACCTGCTCCTCCTGCTCCGGCTCCTGTAGGAACAGTTGCTGCAGTTCCAGCTACACTTGCTCCACCTCCTCCACCTCCAGCTCTTAATTGAGGTCCACTTTCAGTTCCATTTCCAGCTCCTCCAGGATTTCCTTGTGGTGGACTTACTGGTGGTGTATTTCCTGATCCTGCTGTTCCTCTAGGTGCATTAAAACCAGCTCCTCCTCCACCTGATCCTCCAGAATTACTAGTTGTATCTGGAGTGTTAGATCCAGAAGATGCTCCACCTCCTGTTGATGTAATAGTTGAAAATATAGAAGGACTTCCGTCCACAGCTTTATTATAGATAGGAGTTCCAGTTGCTCCACCTCCTCCAATTGTGATTGAAGCACTAGCTGATCCATATCCAGATAAAGTTAATTTTGTTCCGCCTGGAAATGAAGTACGATATCCGCCTGCTCCACCACCACCTCCTCTGTCTCCAGATCCACCTCCACCTCCTGCTACTACTAAATAATCTACATCAAATGCATCTTGTGATAAAACCCAGGTTCCCGATTTACGTGCCTGAAACTGCGCTCTCAACGGCCACGATCCACTGGCCTTATTTAATTCTTTTACGATAACGATTCCTGAACCGCCGGCTCCGCCACTACCTGCTGGTGCTCTATCAGTTCCTCCACCTCCACCCCCAGTATTTGCTGTTCCAGCTGTTCCTATTCCCGTTGAACCTGCTCCACCTCCACCAGTTCCTCCTGCTCCTCCAGATCCTCCACCTGCTCCATAACCAGCACCTCCTCCACCTCCTGCGTAAGTTACTGAACTTCCTGAAATAGAACTTGCTGTTCCTGCTCCACCTGCTCCTCCTGTAACAGGTCCAGGTGCCATAGAACCAGAAGCTCCTGCTCCGCCTCCACCTGATCCAGTTGTAGTTCCAGGATTACCTGCTCCTCCAGGATTTCCTTCTGGTGGTGAATATCCTCCTGCATTACCAGTTCCTGCTGTAACAGCTTGTGCCACTCCACCTCCACCTGATCCTCCAGGAGTTGCGGATGCATTAGGTGATTGAGTTCCTCCTCCACCTCCACCTGACGATGTAATTGTTGAAAAAGATGATGGAGATCCTGTAGATCCTGCTACACCTGTATTATTTGGACCACCATTACCACCTGCTCCTACTGTAATTGGATATGCTGTTGCACCACAAACTGATAGTGAACAACTTGTTCTAAAACCTCCTGCTCCACCTCCACCTCCTGCATAAGTACCACCACCTCCACCGCCTCCTGCTACTACTAAAGCAGAAACTATTCTAGTTCCAGGTTGCGTGGTTAATGTTCCAGATGATGTTTGAGATGTAACGGTACACTTTCCAAACGATGTTGGATTGACTACTCCTATGATACCGCCATTCGGTGAACCCATTTATACTCCTAAAATTTTTTAACTTAATTGCCGGTTGCAATCCAAGATGAAGTTTCAGGTGACCAATTAAATGTATTATTTTGATCGTCTTTACCAATCCATCTTTGTCCAGCTTCGTCCCAAGAAATAAAATATCTTACATTATCTCCGTAAGTTGTAATCGTAGGAAAAGCAACTGGGGCTTGCCAGTCGTCATTAGCGTCTAGCGACCAAGATACAAATGGTTGTGGTGATATGAATTTGTTTTTTACTGTATCAAACGTATAACCGATTCCAGCATATTGTTTTCTGAAATTGTTATTATAAGAAGTTTGAACCCATCTGTTCCCAGTTGTAAAAGGAACTATAGTTTTTACTTTTTCTTCTGCTCCAACAGATTGATCACCACCACTTGCATTGACATCGTTGTTATCGATAACAACAACTCTTAATACTAGATTATCGCTGTTTACTTCTGCAAAATGTGCCATATTTTTTTTACTCCTGATATATTTATATTATAATATTAATTTAAAATGAAAGGTCATATTTATGAAGTCCATTGATTATTTTTCTTTAAATTATATTGCTCTTGCAGTGACCAGACGCCGGATGCACTTCGAAATGCTGGTTGTTGTACTAAAACTATTCCTGATCCACCATTACCTGCACTAGTAACTAAACCATAATCTGACCCTCCACCTCCACCTGTATTAATTGTTCCATTTGTACTTCCAGGTCCTCCACCTCCTGGTCCTCCTGATCCTCCACTTGCTGATCCTGCTCCTGCTCCACCTCCAGCATAAACTCCTGAAGTTGGTCCGTAAAATGGTTGTGGTGCTGATCCAAAAACTGGTACTGCTGGTGATCCTGGTCCTCCTGCTACTCCTGGTCCTGGCCAAGCTCCTGCAGCTGATCCTACTCCTCCGGCTCCACCTCCACCTGACATATTATAAGTAGATGATGATCCACCTGGATTTCCTTCTGGTGGTGAATATCCTCCAGAATTACCTGTTCCTCCTGCTCTTAAAGTACTGTTGTCTGGACTACAAGTTCCTGATCCAGATCCTCCTGGCCCTCCAACTCCAGGTGCTTGCGCTCCACCACCACCTGAGGATGATATTGAACCAAATGAAGAGGGAAATCCATTTGTTACTGTAAATGGTCCGCCAGGTGTTGGTGATTTTGTTCCTCCAGCTCCAATAGACACTGGAACTCCTAAACTTGGAACAGGTTGAGATGTTAATAATCTAAATCCTCCGGCACCACCTCCTCCTGCACCTCCAGCTGCTCCACCTGCTACAATTAATAAATCAACACTGGTTTGACCTGTTCTTGCAGTAAATGTTCCTGATGATGTAAATGATGTTACAGTTGAAGTTGTATATACAATTGGATCATTAACCGGTCCGATAATTCCGCCATTTGCCATAGCACGAACCTCCTGTTAACTTATTTCTTCGTATGAAATAACTATTTCAAGATCAGAGTTAGCACTTGCGCCACCTAAAATTGATTTATCTTCTTCTAAATAAAATGAAGAATTTTTATCAATTAAATTTAGTGTAGCATCAGCAGGTACAGAAATTGTGTTTGCTAAAGCATAAGATGTACCACTGCCTGCTGCTGCGGTATTGATATCTATTGAAACATCAGCAGAGTTAGTTCCATCAACATTTGCAACCATGATTGAATTTATTTTAAAAACTTTTCCTGATGAAGCAGCATTTGCTAATAATACAGTTGTAAGAGTTGTAGTAAGAGCAGCATAGGTCGTCT